ATTGGATTGATTAGTCTTATGGGTAAAGGCCTTACTGGATTAATCCAAGTATGTGAAAAGATAGTTGGTGCATTCAACACTACAGTTGAAGTCATAGTTGCTGTGTTCAAGAAGATGTGGGAATATGTCAAACCACAATGGGACAATCTTGTAGGTGCTATAACTAACTCATCAATATATCAAGCTTGTGCTAGAATATTCAAAGCTATATATGAGTTCATCATAGGTGTCATCAACAAGATCTCTAATGCTTGGCATGCATTCTTGAATTGGTTAGGTATAGAGTCAAAGAAACCAGAGACTAAGACAGTTAACTTAGAAGTCAATGATTCTGAATTGAAGAAGATAGATGCAGCAGTCGGTAGTAAGTCTGGTAAGAAATCAAAGACAATTGACTTTGATAAAGGTAGCTTAGAGTTCTACAAACAAGAACTAAGCAAGCTAGAAGACAAGCTTACTAAGAAGAAGCTAAGCCTTGTTGATGTTGAGAAGACTAAACAAAGTATATCTGACTTGAAAAAGCAGATAGAAGAGAAAGAGATTGAGCTTGGACTTAGAGCAAAGCCAGGTTCAATAGAAAACATAGAAAAACAAATATCTGAAATAGACAGCAAGCTTAAGAAACTTGATCCTAAGATTGATAGTGCTACTATAATGAAGCTTCAAGTAGACAAAGAAGCATTACTAGAAGCTAAGAAGAATGTCACTAATGCAATAAATGGTGTTGTGATAACTGGTTCTAAGTTCACAACAAATGGTGCAAGTAGCTCATTACAAGAAGCTGGTGATAGAGTAGCATACTACAAACAAAGAATCCAAGTTGAGACAGAAGGTACAGAACAATACTATGAGCTTGCCGACAATATAAGAGAATGGACTGAGAAAGAGCATAATCTCAGAGTGAAGATGGATCTAGACACATCTGGTATACCTGAGAACACACAAGAATGGTTTGACAAGAGAATACAGATAATACAAGCTGAGATTAAAGCTATACCTACTGACACCAAGAAGTATGATGAGAAAGTCAAAGAGTTGAAGGAACTCAAAGCTAAAGAGCAAGTCATCAATGCTAAGATTGCCTTAGATACTAATCTTGGTAAAGATGGTAGCTTGAGCAAGATACAAGCTGAGATTAACAACATCAAAGGACAGATTGATCTTGAGGTCTATGGTACAGATGAGTACTGGAAGTTGAAGAAAGACTTGAAATCATTAGAAGATAAAGAACATGAGATAAAAGTGAAGATGAATCTAGATGACATGAGTGCACTAGACAAATATGATACTTTTGTTGGAATGTTTGATGGTATTGATGGTGTTGTCAACTCATTCACTAGCTTGACTCAAGCAATAGAAGAAGATGGCAATGCATGGGAAGTGTTCATGAGCACTATATCTGTTGTTGACAGTATCATCAATAGTGTGATGGCTACAATGCAAGCATATCAGTTAGTTGTCAGCTTGCTTACAACAACAAAAGAAGGTGCTGCTGCAGCTGAAGGTGCCCATGCTGCTGCTAGTGTGACATCTGCTGCTGCTACAATTGCTGAGAGTGCTGCATCAAAAGAAGAAGCCACTACAGAAGCTGGTGCCATAGCACCTAAGACAGCACAGGTTGCTGCAAACAAAGCATTAGAAGCATCTGTATTAGACTTAGCAGCTGCACAGATATTCTTAGCACATGCTGGTATACCATTTGTTGGTACTGGACTAGCATCTGGATTTGTGTCAACTATGATGGCTGTCATGGCTGCACAACATGCCGCTTCACTTGGATTACAAGCATTTGCTGATGGTGGTATTGTGAATGGCAAGACAACTATTGGTGATATGAACATGATAAGAGTCAATGGTGGTGAGATGGTATTGAACAAGAAACAACAAAGCAATCTGTTTGATGCTATTGACAAGAACAAGCTTGGTTCAAACAACAATGGACGTATGGTAGCTGATGTCAAAGTCAAAGGTACTGACATGTACTTGATGTTCAAGAACCTCAGCAAGATAGAGAAAAGTGTAGGTAAAGATATAGGAATCAGATAAAATGAGTACAACAATAAGAGGAGCATTCAAGAATATAGACAATGAAGACATCTATGTTGACATTGTCTCTAATACAGGTGACAGAGCTTTTGTCATTGGTGGTGATGAGATAAAGTTCTCTAGAAATCCAGTGGAGATAGATGTAGACTGTGATAAGCTTACAACACATATCATCAAGAAGAAATGCAAGGTATCACTAGTCACATCAATCTTCCTTGGTGAATATCTCTTCACTGGCAATGACAGAGATGTTACAATAAACATATATAAGAATCAAATCTGTGTATTCAGTGGATATGTACAGAATCAATCATTCACACAACCATGGGCTAACAACCAAGAAGAGTTTGAGTTGAACTGTGTTGACTATCTGTCTACATTACAGAACAGATACATTGTAGACAAGTCAATGTATGATGAAGCTAAGTCACAGAATAATGTGAAGTCATTTAAAGACATAATGTCAATGATACTTCCTTCATACACATACTGGGACAAGTCAAAGATAGTAGATGACAGTTATGACAATGTGTTTGATTGTTGTGGTATATCAATGAATGCATTCTTAGGTGAGTCAAAAGATGATATACAGACTAACGACTCAATACTAGAGTCAATGTTGAGATACTTGAATCTTCATATCATACAAGAAGGTGTGTACATGTTGATCTATGACTGGAATAGTGTTGGTGCTACAAATACATGGTACAACATATATGATGGTAGTACTATAACACTGTCTAGTGGTACATTGAACATTAGTCAGGAAAAATATGCTAGTGATGACACTAACATATCAATGAATGACATATACAACAGAGTGTCAGTCAAAGCTGCTTTTGAGAAGAAAGACAGTGTCACAACTTCACCACTTGATACTAAAGACATAAAGTACTACAACAACTACAAGCAACTATGGTACAGTGAGATAATATCTGAAGGCAAAGGCAGAGATGCACATAATGCTTTCACTGCTGCTGTCAACCAGACTTACAGTGACTACAACAACATCAACTGGAGTGACTACAAGAACTGGACTAGAGAAGACTGGTACATGAAATGGGGTTACAACAAGAATTGGAAGCTGTATTATCAGAAGAAGCCAATAGAAGACTGGCTTGAGTATGATGAGAATGGTAAAGTCATCAACCAACATAGAATCATGCAAGCATTGAAACAAAACAAGTTCATGCCTGCTTTGATCTCAGTTGGATCATCAGATAGAAAGCTTACATACAATGTAGCTAACAGATGTGACAATGCTGGGTCTGTGCTTGGTGGTATATCAATGAGTGACTATCTTGTGATAAGTGTCAATGGTGACTTAGATGACTCTGTAGAGAAATACAACTCTATTGCAGCTGAGTTGAAGACTTCTTGTGGTGCAACCAATGACTATTATTCAAGCTCTTATGGATTGTTCACATACACAGGTGATAGTGGATTGTTCTCTCCAGGTGATGATGATACAACTAACTACTTGATATTCACTGGCTCAATGATACTTAATCCTGTATACAAGCAATCTGGATGGTATCAGATGCAAGGTGGACAAGGACAACAATGGTATACATACAAGAAAGACAACACTTATGACATCAAGTTCAAAGAGCTGCATGATGCTATAGCTGATGGATTCACTACAAGCTGTGTAGACATATCAGACAATGGTGATGGTGCTTTGTATTCTCAACAATTCTACAAGTGTGTCAATCCAGCTGAAGGTCATGAGACACTAGATGCTGAAAGTCTTATGATATATCCATTTGTACAAGATGCTAAGCGTGAAGAGCTAGAATACAACTACTCTGACCATGGCGACGATACTGACAAGATAGACAAGCTGCCTATATTAGTCTGTCAGATGAAGATTGGTGACAAATACTTGGTTGAGACATATGAAGGTGGCAACAAGCAGATACCTCGATATCACTGGTATACTTATGATGAATGTCCTGTAATGAATGGTGACAAGATAACTACATTCACACTTGGTATTGACCCTAGCATTGGTGACAAGATCATAGGTAAAGAATATGAGATCTCAAACACTGTTGATGGTAGATTCAGTAATGAGAAAGGACTAGCTATACCAATCAAGAGAAGTGATGCCCTATCTGGTGCTGTTGAGTTCAAGATACTAAGTGTTGTGAATACTAGATACAATGAGATAACACGTGTTCATCCAACTATGTTCAGACATACATCATGGCATGACAACTGGAAGAACATACTTAGTCATGTGTCTTCTATCTGGGTAAAAGGATTTGACATAAAGATTGTGTCTGACAACAAAGGATATGATGTAGACAACGAGAACACTGACTTAGTGTACTTCAGCAATGTCAACAATGACTCAATCAAAGAGATGGATATGATAGAGTTCCCTATAAACACACAACCAGACACAAACTTGTTGCTGAGTCATGGAATATCATCTAACATATCTAATACAAATGTAGTCAACATGAACACAAATGTCAGTGTGAAGAATATAACAGAGATATTGTCACGAGAACGTGCAATGGCTGAATACTTGTATATCAACCAATACTATGAGATGTATTCTACACCAAGAGCAATCATTGAATCTACTTTAACATTTGATAACAATCATCCAATGTTACAGAAGCATAGATTCTCTACATTTGGTACTACATTGCCTCTAGGAATATCTATTGATTTGAAAGATAACACTTACAAAATAAAAGCTATACAAAAGTAGGTCTTTCTAGATCTACTTTTATTTTTAATAGAACAATATATAATAATAGTCTATGATTCAAATATCAACTTATGGTACTAAGAAAACAAATAACAATACTACTAAATCTATAGGTGGTGTATTGACTGGTTCAGGAACATCATTCTATCCTGTCAAGCTATGGGGTCAGTATTTTGATGATACAGAAGACATCAATGGTGACATGGAGGTGAATGGCAAGGTCACTGCTGATGAAGTAATCACCAAGAAGATATCTGCTGACTCTATGAACATTGACAATCTAAGTGTAGATGAATTGAATGCCGACAGCATCAACTGTAGTGACATAGAAGCTGATAGTGCTGACATCAATGAGATAAACACTTCTAAGATAAATGCTGATAGAGCAGAGCTGGTGAATGCATTGATACAAGAGCTAGCTGCTGGCAATATGGTGACTGAGAACTTGACTGTCACTAAAGCAGCTCATTTCTTTGAGTTAGTGATTGACAAGATAAAGTCTTCTGGTGGTGCTGTGCTGTTCACTCCTGCTGATGGTATAAAGATAGACAAAGTAGAAGAAGATGATGCAACATACACACTGTACTTCAGAGCTACAGATGGTGAAAGCAAGATATACAACATGTGGAAAGCAAATGACCAAGCAATATGTCAGAATTTCAATGATGCACAAGTCAGCAAGACTTACAATGTATCAAACAAATACTGGTGGTCATTAGTCACAACAACAAACAATGAAGACTTGAATGGTGCTACAGTAGATGTCAACATAGGTACTGAAGCTAATCCAATGATACAATCTTGTCATTACATCAAAGTGTCTAAGACTGATTGTGATGGTAAAGTGAATCCAGAAGTTGGTGACTCTGTTGTGATGCTTGGATCTAGAGATGACAATGACAGAGACAGACAGTCAGCTATATATATATCTGCTTATGCTTCACTTGATGTTGACTTGAAAGCACCATTGATTGCTCAATACAGAGGCATCAATGACTTCAAGCTTGCTGACCACAAGATGACTTGGTTTGCCGCTGGCCTCACTGCTTCTGGTACTGTCAAAGGACTAAGTGCTAATGAGATTAGAGGTAACTTCAAAGTAAGTGATGGAACTTCACTTCAAGATGTCATAGACAATGCTAATAATGCAATAAGCAATGTACAGAATGGTGAAGATGCTAAGATGGACAGGATAGTTGATGCTGGTAGCTATGCAACAGTAGTGTACAATGAGAATGCTGACAATGATGCTAACAGATACAAGCTTGAATACAACATCATATTTGAGATACACCACTATGAAGGTGAGAATATGATTGAAGTTGGTCCTACATCATTGCCTAAGAAGTTCAGTGACTATGTAGTCAGATGGCACTATGACAACAGACAGAATGCCACAACTCTTACAATGCCTACTACTACAAACAAGATACAGATTGCTAACAATGACATACCTTTCAGTATGGTAGGTGGAAACATCAACAACTTCCAATATATCATAGTTGAGCTGCTTGATACTAATGACAACAAGCTAGACCAGCTGATAGTACCAGTCATCATGAAGTCTGCTGCTATATTTGAAGTTGTACAAGGTGAAGTTGCAAGAATCACTTCTACTGTGACTGGCAGCTTGAGACAAGAGCTTAACAACAAGATAGTATCTGTCACCAACTCAATATCAAGAGTTGAGCAGACAGCTAATGGATTGACATCAACTGTGACTAGCCATACTGAGTCTATCAACACACTGACTGGTGACATTGAGTCTGTACATACTGACATGTCAACTATATCACAACATGCTGATGAGATAAAAGCTGAGGTGACTAATGGATTGCTTACAAGTGGAATTGACATACAAGCTGGAAAGATTGAGTTGAATAGTGACAACACAGTCATCAATGGTAACTTGAATCTTAAGAATGCTGAAAATGGATTTACACTATATGACAGTGGTGGAAATGCTCGTGTGAACATCACTGCTAATAACACACCTAATCCAACATCTGACGACTCTAACTTCAGTGCAAACAACTATGTATATCTTAATTCATCATGGTCAACAAAATCTCCATCTGAACAAGTGAATGCTACTACTAACAAATACTCTATTGGTACATATACATCTGGAGCAAACATCAATATGACAATCAAACCAGTGATATCTGGTACTTTGGGCAATGGTTCAGGTGTTGCATGTAATCCATCAAGCTGTACATGTGAGGTGAGACTATATGTGAATGGTGACTATACATCTGCTGCATATAGTACATCACAAAATGTATCAAGACAGAATGGAGACAATGAATATGAATATCCTTCATTCAATTGGAACTTGACTGATGTACAAGCAGGTACATACGAAGTTGAAGTGAATATCACTGCTTCAGAATCTGATGATGGATATAGACGATATAAAGCAAGTGCAGCATTCTGGTATAGCAAGATCGTAGAGTCATTGACATATCTTGGACTTGATGGTATATTGATTGGTACTTCTAACAAGCATTATGCTAAGATTTCAAAAGATGCATATGAACTAAGATGGACTGGTACTACTGGTGATGTCTTTGGTGGTGGTGCTATCAAGATGTCTAATGATGGATTCCAACGTGCATATAATGTAGATGCTGACAGTGGTCCTATTTCATGGGTTGGCTTTGATGGCTATTGCCCTATGAAAATACTGCAAAGCACTGATTTTACTAATTCATCTTTTTATTGTGGAGATGATAGTGTTACCGGATATAACTATGTAGTACAATCAAATGACTCAATCATAATGGTACCACAAGGATTTACTATTAATGGTTCAACTACTAACTTGTATATCCGACTTGGAGATGGTATTGGTGGAACAAATCCATTAGGAGTAATGCCTGGAAGAAAGATAATCATAAGAAATCTGTCAAATTGTGGATTATATATCTGTGCTGGTCATAGTAGTAATAGCCAATATATATTGAACAGAGACGATATGGGATTCATCAACAGAATAAATGCAGAGAATCAGAGCTATACAATGTTAGCAATACCAGAAGTCATGAGTGATGGAGACTATTGTTCCTGGGCAATTATTCACAGAAACTAAATTGATTTCTTGATATTGGATATTGTTTAGTTAATGATAGTTAAATAATCTATTGATGATTAAATTAACTGATATTGTATTTCTATATTAGTAGTATATTACATTTGTTCAGTAAATCTAATTTTCATTTTAGTATTAACTTTAATTAAATTATTATTTAATTTATTTTGTTATATGGTGCAAGGAAACTTGCACCTTTTTTTGTTTTATTATTATATGAACAGGTTGTTAAACAAAATTAACAATTGGTAATAAATATATTTAATTCTGCCTAATGACTCGTCAAATGAAAGAATTAGTTCAATACTCAACCGCCATATCAACATTATTATCAGGTATATTATTGTGTTTCCTATCATTCTTCTTGAATAACTATGATATAGCAGGTAGTGTACTTGGATATTTTGGACAAACATTAATATTCTGTGCTGGTGTATTTGGTATAAATTGCTTTGTGAAAAATCAGATATATGATGCAGAGACAAGAATTAATGAGAAAATCAATGAGAAATTTAAAAAATAACTAGAAATTTATTGAATTTTTTATTTTTAAATATCTATATTAACATAAAGATATATATACTTATTTATACTTTCATAATTATTTATTCATAAATTTTTAGAATTTTAATTTCTTTCATAGAATTTTATTTGTTATATTTAGATTTTTTATGATTTAATTTAATTTGGTAATTTGAAATGATTGGTTCGTGAGAATAGATCATTTTTCTTATTTGATATTTGAAATTTTCTTTTATATCTACATAGTACGTTGAGGAATATATCTTGGTATGACACAAGCCAATTTATATTTTATTAATTGTGTCAGTGAAATCATTTTATATAGTATATATTTTTTAACAGTAAGTTAACATTAATTAACATTGGTAATGAATAATTATCGTAAAAAAGGTCAGTTCGTGAGAATAGACCTTTTTTTTTTTTGTTGTTAAATAATATTAATATCAATTTTATGTTGATGAAATACATTACCTTTGCATAGTTTAATTCAAATTTATCAGATTATGAAAAGGTATATTATATCTAATGTTTACTCTTATGAAGTGACATGTGAAGTTGAAGCTGAGACTCTTGAAGAAGCTCTCAGGAATGCAGAAATCAAGAATGAATATCAAGAAGGTGAGCATCTCCTTGAGCTTGAGCGATACAAAGAACTAGACTTGGAAGAGTATGAGCATGAAGACGAAGATGGAATCCAAGAGCTATTAGAAGAAGCTGACTGGGAAGTAATAAAGAAACATTAATGTAGAGCCACTTTAGAAGCCCACCAGGACGTTAGAATTACTTAATTGATAAAACTATAAGGTAATATAAAAACAACGTCCTGGTGGGCTTTATTTTGATTGTGTGATTTTTATAAAAATGTTAAAGTTTCATCACTTTCCTAAAAAACACACAAAAATATTTTTTTGTTTAGAAGAAATTGTTTAATTTTGCAGTATATTATATAATAATGTATGGGTAAGTGTATTTGCTTTAGTAGGGTATCTACAATCATACAAGACTTAGATCAGCAGAACAATGAGTTGTATGCTGAGGCTGAGAGATGTGGATATGATAGAAATGACATCATCTTGATTGAACATAAAGAGTCTGCTATCAAGTTGAGTGAGATTGATAGACTTGGTGTGCAAGAGTTGAAAGATACAATCAACAAAGAAGATGTTGACTGTGTCATTGTGTATGAGATATCTCGTCTTGCTCGTCGACCTGATGTATTATATAGCATAAGAGATTTCTTGATAGACAACCATGTACAGCTTGTGTGCATCAAGCCATACATGAGATTGCTTGATAGTGATGGCACTATGTCACAGACTGCATCACTTCTCTTCAGTTTGTTTGGTGCACTTGCAGAAGGAGAGATGATCATCAAGAAAGAGCGTATGCTTCGTGGCAAGCTAGCTAAGAGAGACAGAGGCAAGTTC